GGACGGGCAAAGGGTTTTCTATTGCGAAGGCGAAAAGGACGTGAAAACGGTCAAATCTCACGGTCTGACGGCTATCACTTGCGGAGCTTCCGGGGATTGGGTCTCAGGTTGTGCAACGTTGTTTAAGGGTGCGGACGTGGTGATCCTTCAGGATAACGACAAGCCCGGAGAGAAGTCAGCGAAGGCGATCGAGAAGGATCTCCGGAGCGTGGCGAAGTCAGTCCGGATCGTCGTCCCGACTCCGGATCTCGAACACGGTGACATTTCCGATTTCTTCACGGATCACACGGTCGAGGATCTGGAAGCGTTACTGAATGAAGAGCCGAAGGAAGACGGGGACGATCTGGATCTCGATCAGTTTCATCTTATCAATGACAACGGACGGATCACCGGAGTTTTCGATCTTGCGATCTTTGAATATCTGAAGACGACGAAGGATCTCTTCGTTTTGGGTGGAGTCCCTTATATATACCGGGACGGAGTTTTTCGACCGGATCAGTCCGGAGCGGAGCTGAAGACGATGATCCGAGAGCTGATCTATCCGGAGTTCGTAAAGAGTCCGACGATCAAAAGGATCTATGATCTTTTCATTTCGGACGCTTCTCTTCAGGTCACGACGGAAGATCTCAATCAATATCCGGTCGAGTGGATCAATTTCCGCAACGGGTTTTATGACGCACGATCGAAGCGGATGATCCCTCACGATCCGAAGTATCGGGCGACGAATCAGATCCCTCATGAGTATGATCCAGAAGGTCAGCTGAAGGGGACGACGGTTCAAGAGTGGTTAATGTTCATCTGTGACACTCCGGAAGATATAGAAATGCTCTGTCAGTTCTCCGGATTGTGTCTGACACGGGACACACGTCAGCAAAAGTTTTTGATCCTTAACGGTGAAGGTGGAACGGGAAAATCGACCGTGATCCGGATGATCGAGAAGATGATCGGAACGGAGAACACGTCAAATATATCCCTGAATCAGCTGACACAAAGATTTCAGGCTTTCGGACTCATGGGAAAACTGTTAAACAGCTGTGCGGATCTGGAGATCGACGCTCTGTCCGACACGTCCATTTTGAAGAAGGCACTCGGAGAGGACACGTTTTCAGCTGAAGCGAAGGGGAAGGATCAGATCTCCGTCCGGAATTATGCGAAGTTGCTATTCTCGACGAATCAGCTTCCGATCGTGAAGGCTGAACAGACAAACGGCTTTTATCGAAGGTTGCTGATCCTGACAATGGATCGAGTCCCGGAGAAAAAAGATCCGGAGTTTTTCGATCGGCTGTCAGCTGAGATCGATGACTTCATCCGGATCAGCGTGACGGCTCTCGAAAGATTGTACCAAAACGGACGGATCACGGAGTCAGCCGGGTCGATCGAAGCGGTGAAGCGTCTCCGTTGCGACTCGGACACGGTGGAAGCATTTCTGACGGAGAAGACGGTCAGGACTTCGGACGGTCGGATCAAAAAACTCGATCTGTATCGGAGCTATGAAGCGTTCTGTCAGGACATGGAGCGTCAGTCCCTCACGAAACAAAACTTTTATAGGTCGATGAAGACGAAGGGCTTCGGAGAGATCAAAACGAACGGGACGGAGTGCTTCAGGGGTCTCGAATACCGGGGAAAACTCCCTGAAACGTCTTCAGAAAACTCCCTGAATGGGTGGACGGAGCTTCCGGACGGTTGGACTCCGTTCGATCAGAAGTGAGACCAGGGAAAACGAAGGGACGCAAAAGGGAGAAACAAAAGTCTGTTAAAGCCTTTATTTATAGGGGTTAGGGAGATTAGGGAGATTAGGGAGATATTTTCAGATGAAAAATAAAAACGGGTGAAAATAGGGGTTTTCTATATAAAAAGAAAACGACTCCGAAAAAACGTCCCTTTTCTCCCTAAAGTCCCCGAAGCATGAAAGAAGGTGTTAATCATGGGAGCAAAGTCTCAACGAAAAGGAAGATCCGGAGAGATCGAGCTTGTAAAGATTTTGAATGATAACGGGATTTCAGCTGAGCCGGGTCAGGCGGTCAGCTTCGGATCGACTCCGGACATTGTGGGAGTTGACGGGGTTCACGCTGAAGTGAAGAGAGTCGAACGGCTGAACGTTCTCGAAGCTATGAATCAGGCGATCAGGGACTCGAAGAAGTTTGACGACGGTCTTCCGACGTTGTTTCACCGGAGAAATCGGTCTCCGTGGTTGGTGACGATGACGCTCGAAGATTGGCTGAAGATCTATCGGGGGTGGAGATCGTGAGAAATACTTATTTTGTAACGTGTCCGCTGTGCGGATCAAATCTCGATCCGGGGGAGCGTTGCGACTGTGAAGAAGGGAGAAATCATCATGAACAAATACAAGATTTACAAAGTGAAGGACGGCTTCAAAGTCTGGAAGCTGAAAAACGTCGGGAACGGTTGCATATACGACGACACGGGACAGCGGTTCAGATCCGAGGAAGAAGTCCAGAGGTTTATTGAAGAAGATCGAAGGAAGGACGGTGAAAAGAAATGACTCCGAGTGAAAAAGCAAAGGAAACACGGAAGAGACACGAAGAAGCACGAAAAGCGAAGGAACGGGAGAAGATCCAGATCCGGGAGAAAATGAAAGAGAATTGTCTCCGAGTTCTGGACGATCCGTCAGCTTCTTCAGCTGATCGGATGAAGGCGGTCGAGATCCTTCACGATCTGACGGAAGGAAGGTGAAGACATGGCGAAGGCTAAAGATTACATTCACGACGAGAGAGTGATCGGGGCTTTCCTGAATAACTTCCGAATGGTGGATGTTATGAAAGAGACCGGACTCTCGAAGAATACGGTTTACAAGATCAGGAACGATCCCGAATTTCAGAAGGTGATCCGGGAGCGGAAGGAAGCGATCCTGAAGACGGCTGTCAATAAAATGCAAGGGTATCTGACGAAGGACGTTGAGATCCTTCAGCAAATAATCGAAGATCCGGAGACTTCAGCTCAAACAAAAGTCAATGCGATCCAGACGCTCATGAATCAGCTGAGAGATTGGACGACGACGACGGACATCATGAAGAAGCTCGAAGCACTTCAGAAGCCGTCAGAGGACGTTTTTGAGACGGTTTAGGGGGTGATCCGGTGAGATTATCAGATAGAGAGCTATTGCGTCAAATTGACGCTCTGGAAGCGTCTCACGGGGCTTCTGTGAGGTTACGGGAAGAGATCGATCGTCTCGATATAACGGATCATATCGCTGATTGCTTTCTTCCGGTTCATGAAGACGTGGATCGGGGAGATCATACGTTTTTCAATCTTCCGGGCGGTCGAGGATCAGGCAAGTCGAGTTATATCTCATTGGAGATCGTCAATCAGATCATGAAGGATCGGAGCGGTCAAAGTAATGCGATCGTGATCCGGAAGTATGCGAACACACTCCGGGGATCGGTTTTCAATCAAATACAATGGGCGATCGACACTCTCGGAGTCTCGGATCATTGGAGATCGACCGTCGTCCCGTTGCAATTCATTTATGAGACGGGTCAGACGATCAGGCTGTCAGGATTGGACGATCCGACGAAGTTGAAGAGTCTGAAGCCGACGAAGGGCTATTTCTCGATTTTATGGATCGAAGAATTTTCCGAGATCGTCGGAGAAATGGAGCTGAGAAATCTTCAGCAATCCGTTTTGAGAGGTGGAGATCGGTTCACGGTCTTCCGGTCGTTCAATCCCCCGATCAGCTCGGCAAATTGGGCGAATCAATACATTGAACGGAAGGACGATCGATCCCTGACAGTCCGGACGGACTATCGAATGATCCCGGAGTCGTGGCTCGGAGAGTTGTTTCTCGATGAAGCTGAGCGTCTGAAAGAAATCAATCCGAAGGCTTACGAACACGAATTTCTCGGTCTTCCGGTTGGTAACGGCTCGGAAGTCTTCCCGAATCTGGAAATCAGGGAGATCACCGACGAAGAGATCCAGAGACAGACATATATTTTTCAGGGTCTCGACTTCGGATTTTCGTCAGATCCGTTTGCTTTCGTCCGGTTGGCTTACGATCGGAAGACGGACACGATCTATTTCATCGATGAAATATACAAACGGGGTTGCGGTAACAAAGAGATTGCGGATCGGATCATTGAGAAGGGCTATCACAAAACGGGGAAGATCTCTGGATCGGTTTTTCTCGGATCGGAAGTCTATGAGGAAAGACAGCTGATCGTCTGTGATTGTGCTGAGCCGAAGTCGATCGTCGATCTTCACGATTGCGGTCTGAAGGCGGTCGCTTGCCACAAAGAGCCGGGTTGCGTTCAGTACCGGATCAAGTGGCTTCAGCACCGGAAAATAGTGATCGATCCGGAGCGGACTCCGGAGAGTGCAAGGGAGTTTCAAAATTATTGTTATGTAGTCGATCGGAAGACAGGTGAGATCACGTCGGAGCTTCCGGACAAAGACAATCACACGATTGACAGCTGTGCTTATGCACTCGATCGGCTCATTTATAGAAAAGGCATATCAGCATAAAGGAAGGACGGTGAAATCATGGGACACTTAAAAATTCATTGTGACGGTTGCGGTTCTGATTGGATCGTATATCACCGGGACGACTGGAAGGATTGGAAGGCTCGGACGTGTCCGGTCTGTGGGAAGTCGATCGATCCGGGGACGTGGGATCGGCAAGTCCTGAGAGCGTTCGGAGAAATGGAAGACGCAAATCTTGAGCTTGTGAAGGATCACACACAATCACACGGGACACTCTTCACGGTCAGTTATATCCCGGACGTGGTTTTCCCGAATAAGGGGAACACGGAAGAGGTCGATCAGCTGAGAGAAGAGATCGAGGATCTGAAGGACGGGATCGACAATCTCCGGAAGATCGTGACGAAGTTAATCGACGGTGTATTTCAAATTTAAGAAGGGAGATCAGAAAAATGATTACAAACACCGAATTATATTACACGAAAATGAAGGCATTTCAGGACAAAAGAGCGGAGCTGACGGAAGCTCACGACAAAAAAGTGAAGTCTCTCGAACGTTTCAAAGGGTCGAAGGGTTACGAAGAGGATCTGAAGAAGGAAAACGATCGTTTTGAAGCGGAGCTGAAGGCTCTCCGGGACGAATATCGTCCGGGGCTTCAGACGGTCTTCGGGGGCATGATGGACGCTATCGGGAGAAGATCCGTCTCAGCACCGACAAACGATCAGGTCAATCTTCTGAACGTCCTGAAGATGAAGAAGAAGGTCACTCTCGAAGAGTGTCAGCGGACAGCGGAAGCCGTGAAGGACAATCCGATTGCGGTCAGCGTGGTGACTGAAATCGCTCACGATCACGGGATCATGCAATCCTTCGATTATCTGTGTCCGGA